TGGTGTTAATTATCAACAAAATAGTGATTTAGCACAATCAACTAGTTTTCAAAATTTTACAGATAATTCTTTAGGCTCTGGATCTGACGAAAGTTTATCTGGAACTTTACATTTATTTAATCCCTCATCAACTGTGTTTGTTAAGCATTATATGGCATCTGTTAATTGGTTACATGATGCAGATATTTCAGTTAATCCTTATGTTTCTGGTTATTGTAACACTACAAATGCTATAAATGCAGTAAGATTTCAAATGGCTAGTGGAAATTGTGATGGAGTAATTAAACTTTATGGAATAAAGGATAGTTAATGAGTATAGTTAAATTAAATAATAGAGGTGTTAAAGATGCAACAGCATTTGGAAGTATATCTTCATTAGGAAGTTTAACTTTGATTAAAAAACAAACAGCTTCATCATCTGCAACTATTTCGTTTGTTGATGGGTCAAGTGGTGTTGTTTTAGATAATACTTACAAAGAATATTTATTTACATTTAACAACATGCACCCTGATACTGATGGTGTTAGTTTTCAATTTCAAGCAAATGCTGTTGGTGGAAGTGGATTTAATGAAACAATAACAAGTTCATTTTTTAGAGCATATCATGGAGAGGGTGCAGAGGGTGGAATAGTTGCTTATGAGACAGGTTCTGACCTTGCACAATCTACAAGTTTTCAAAGAATAACTGAAGAATTAATAGGTAATGATAATGACCAATGTATGAGTGGTTATTTACATTTATTCAATCCATCATCAACTACATTTGTTAAGCACTTTATAGCTGATACAAATTCCTATCACGCATCTAATTATTGTGTGCGTTCTTTATTAGGTGGTTATTTCAATACTACATCTGCTATTGATGAAATACAGTTTAAAATGCATTCAGGCGACATTGATTCAGGAGATATTTGCCTTTACGGATTAAGTTAATTAAAATATAAGGAGTTATTATGACAAGACATCATTTAATTAATGGAGTGCAAGTTCCATTTACAGCAGAAGAAGAAGCACAAAGAGATGCTGAAGAACAAGCATATTCTGATGGTGCGTTTGATCGTGCTATGGCAGATTTAAGACAAAGAAGAAACAGATTATTAGCAGAGTGTGATTGGGTTATGGTTTCTGATTCTCCAATTGCAGACAAAACAGATTGGCAAACTTACAGAACTAATTTAAGAAATATTACAGAGGGTCTTACCACAGTAGAAGAAGTAAAGGCAGTAGAGTTTCCAATAAAACCATAGGAGTCTTAATGCAATTATCAAAACATTTTACATTAGAAGAATTTGAGAAATCACAAACTGCTACTAGAAAAGGTATAACTAATAAAGCTGGTAGTGGAGAAATAAAAAATCTAGGCGATCTTTGTTATGAGGTATTAGAGCCTGTACGAGCAAAGTTTGATAAGCCTGTCACTATTACATCAGGATATAGGTCAAAAGAATTGTGTCTAGCAATAGGTAGTTCAGAAAATTCTCAACATACTTGTAATAATGGTGCGGCCGCAGACTTTGAAATAGCTGGAGTGTCCAACCTTGAAATAGCACTTTGGATTCAAAATAATGTGGACTTCGATCAATTAATTTTAGAATACTATACTGGCGAACCATCGTCAGGGTGGGTACACGTTTCATATCAAGAGGGTTCTAATAGAAAACAAGTATTAACATTTGATGGCAAATCATATAAAAATGGATTACCAGATGCTAAATGGTCTGGTGGAAAAATACAAAACTAGGAGAAGATATGCTGACTAAAAAACAAAAGAAACTACCAATGGCTTTACAAAAAGCTATAATGAAAAAACAAAAAAAAAGTAAAAAAGCTAAAAGGAGAAAATAATATGCCTTATCATTATGGACATGGAAAAGACAAGAAAAGAAAAAATAAGCCTAAAAAAAGTAAAATGGGCAAAAAGAAAAAAAGATAATGGTTAAAGTAGCATCTATAACAAACATTATCAAAGGTCTAAAACCTAGACAACAAAAGACTATGAAAGCACATGCAAGACATCATAGTTTAAAACACATGAGATCAATGGCAAGAGCCATGAAAAAAGGTGCTACTTTTCAATCTGCACATACTAAAGCTATGAGAAGTGTAGGCAAATGAGTGGATATACTACAACATCTACATTAGCAGTAATGATAGATAAGTTTCGTTATAAAAAAAGGAGAAGAACAAGTGGCAAAAAAAAGAAAAAGAAGAAAAGTACCAAAAGATAAAACAACTGATTTACCTAAAAAATATTTATCAGGATTAAAAGGTAGTAAAAGATCGACTAGAGCAAGTTTAATTAAATCTATGTCATCTTTATACAAATCAGGTGCTAGAATACCAAGATCAATGTTTAAAGCGAGGGCAAGAAGTGGCTATTAGAAGAAAACCTTTATCTGCAAGAGTTGTTTCTGTTTTAAGATCAAAAGCAAAGAACAGAAAAAACATAACTTTAGGTATGCTTAAAAAAGTATATCGTAGAGGACAAGGTGCTTATTTATCATCAGGTTCAAGACCACGTACATCAATGGCTTCTTGGTCAATGGGTAGAGTAAATAGTTTTTTGCGAGGAAGCAGAAAACATGATACAGACTTACGAAGAAAGAAAAAGAAATGAGTAAGAAACCTAGAACTACTGGAGAACATATTGTTGCCTTATATGGTCATATTAAAGGCTTAACTAGAGAAATAAAAATTATAAAAACAAATCACTTGAAACACATACACGAAGATATAGATAAGATTGATTCTAAATTTGATAAATTAACTTCATGGATACTTTATGGAGTTGGTGCAGTAGCAATCGTATTCCTAACCCAAATACTTTACATCTTCTCTAAATAGTTATACAAGTTAAACTTGTATGCCTAATAAAAAAATACTTGTTATTTCAGATTTACATATACCCTACCATCACAAAGACTCATTTAATTTTTTAAAAGAAATAAAAAAACAATTTAAACCAGATACAATAATTAACATCGGAGATAGTTTAGATTTCCATGCAATATCTATGCACGACTCCAATCCTGATTTATTTTCTGCTGGACATGAATTACAAGAAGCTAGAAAGTATGTTAAAGAATTAGAAAGTATATTTCCAATGGTCACAGAAGTAGATAGCAACCACTCTAGTCTTGTTTATAGACGAGCATTGAAACATGGAATGAGTAAAGAATTTTTAAGAGATTATGGAGATTTTTTAGGAACAAAAAAATGGAAATGGACAGATGATTTAACTCTTACAATGTCCAATGGTCAAAGATGTTTTTTTACACATGGAAGAAGTGCAGACATTTTAAAGGTATCTCAAACTATGGGAATGAGTGCAGTACAAGGTCATTATCATACAAAGTTTGTAATATCTTGGTGGGCAAATCCTGACAATTTATTTTTTGGTATGAATGTAGGTTGTTTAATTAATCAAAAATCTATGGCTTTTGCTTATGCCAAGAATTTTAAGACAAGGTTTATTCTAGGTTGTGGAGTTATATTAAATGGTATCCCTAGACTTCTTCCTATGGTTTTAAACAATAAGGGAGAATGGATAGGTAAAATTGTCTAATAAACTATCATTAGAGGGCGATAGAGCCACAGAGAGAGCCACTGATAAGCAAATAGGTGGAAACCATTATAAATCGTTTGCCATAGCACCAATTGAGTTTATTTCAAAGAATAACCTATCATTTATTCAAGGTTGTGTAATTAAGTATATATGCAGATTTGATAAGAAAAATGGAATTGAAGATTTAGATAAAATTATTCATTATTGTGAACTACAAAAAGAATTATTGAAAAATGATAAATAAGGAATATTAAGCACCTATGAACTTCACTTATTTTATTTATTCAATTCTTGTGTTATATTGGACAACATTAATATTTTTAACAAATAATTATTTATGATATTTAGCATATTAAATAATCCACTTACAAAACTTGCAGTTGGTAAAGTCACAGATCATTTTAAACACAAAGCAGAAAAAGTAAAAACAATAAGAGCCGCAGAAATAGAAGCGGCTAAAGATGTTGATATAACTAGAATTAAAAGCCAAGACAAAAGTTGGAAAGATGAAATATTAATGGTATGGCTAATAGCGATGTTAAGTACAGGGTGGTTTGAAAGCACTAGAGATAACTTTGAAGAATGGGTAAGAATTATAAACGATTTACCTGATAGTGTTTGGTATTTAGTAATTATTGTATTCACTGCAACATTTTCTACCAAGATGACAGATAAGGTTTTAAATCGAAACAAAAAGAAGTAATGTGTCCAAATGGACATAGACGCAGTAATCATAGAAGCAGAATTTCAAATAGAGTCAAAGTGGCGACCCTATGGTCATTTTGTTAATTTAAGATTTATTGACATCACTCCTAATAAACCAAAACTTCAAAATGCTATTTACGAATTAAAGAAGAATGAAGATTTAGAAGTTATAGATTATCATTATACAGAAACTCCAATTACAAAAGATACAGATATAAAATATTTTGATGTGACTATTAACTAGGGTGGTACTAACAAAAAGAGAGCAATAAAAACCACCCTAGCAAATCATCAAGGCTACCTGACGACTTTATCTACTAACTGATAAACAAGAGGATAACACCTAATTCTCGTTAGCAGAATCCTTTAAACCTTATTATTCAAAGTTAAATCTCTTTTTAACTCTGATTGTTTTAAACTAACATACCTATCAATATTATTATAATGGTATCTAGCTTTGGTTAATTCTTTTTCAGCTTCAGCATATTGTTCTACAATCTTTTTATATTCTGGGTCAATTCTAGCTTCGTGTTCA